GCAAAGCCGTATGTTGTGACGCTAGAGCGAGGCTCGAACGAAGTGCTCGCTATACGTCGAAACTGGAACCCCACCGATCCGTTGATGTTGAAACGTCAGCATTTTGTGCATTACGTGTATGTGCCCGGATTTGGCTTTTATGGGCTAGGTCTCATACACATAATAGGGGGGTACGCTAAAGCGGGTACGTCCATTATACGGCAACTGGTGGACGCTGGTACGCTGGCTAATCTTCCGGGTGGTTTGAAGTCTCGTGGACTGCGAATTAAAGGTGACGATACGCCTATAGAGCCGGGAGAGTTTAAGGATGTAGATGTACCGTCCGGTAGCATCAAAGACAACATCCTGCCGCTTCCTTATAAGGAGCCAAGTCAAACTCTACTTGCTCTGCTCAATCAGATAACGCAGGAAGGTCGTAGGCTGGGCGCAATCAGCGATATGAATATCTCTGATATGTCCGCTAACGCGCCGGTGGGCACTACACTTGCCTTGTTAGAGAGAACTCTCAAACCAATGGCAGCAGTGCAGGCCCGTGTACATTATGCCATGAAGCAAGAGTTCAAGCTCTTAAAAGCGATCATGGCAGAGTATGCCCCCGAAGAATATGCGTACGAGCCGATACGCGGCGAAGTGAGTGCTCGTGTTGCAGACTATATGGCAGTTGATGTCATACCTGTCAGTGACCCGAACAGTTCTACGATGGCCCAGCGAGTTGTGCAGTATCAAGCTGTACTACAGATGGCGCAGTCAGCACCGCAGATATATGACCTGCCACAGCTACACAGGCAGATGATAGAGGTGTTGGGTGTTAAGAACGCTGACAAGCTAGTTCCGACCACAGATGACGCTAAACCTGTAGACCCAGTTAGTGAAAATATGAATGCGTTGAACGGTAAACCGTTGAAGGCGTTTATTTATCAAGACCATGATGCCCACATGGCAGCGCACCAGTCGTTCTTACAAGATCCGATGGTTGCCGCTACGATAGGGCAAAACCCTCAAGCACAGCGTATTGCTGCTGCTTTGCAGGCGCATATTGCGGAGCACCTTGGTTTCAAGTACCGCAAAGAGATGGAAGAAAAGATTGGCGCACCCTTACCCAATCCAAATGCCGAGCTACCAGAGAACATGGAAGTCAATCTTGCTCGTCTCATGGCACAGGCAGGAGGGCAGCTCACGCAGCAGAGACAGCAGCAGGCAGCGCAGCAACAGGCGCAGCAAAAGGCCCAAGACCCTGTGGTGCAGATGCAGCAAGCAGAACTACAGATAAAAGCGCAAGAAGTGCAGCGTAAAGCGGCTAAAGATCAAGCAGACGCACAAATCGAACAAGCCAAACTACAGCTTCAAGCACAAGAAAACATGCAAGACGCTCAGATGGATCAGGCAGAACTAGCCTTGAAACAACAAGAGTTACAAATAGACGCTCAGAAAGCAGGTATCAAAATGGCTGCGGAGCGACGAAGAGATAACGCAAAGGCTGATTTAGATTTACTAAAAACTATGCAGGATTCCAACAACAATAGAGGCCAATAATGGCTGTAACCGTCTTAGACGTGCTAAAAGAACGAATAGAGTCTGACAAGGACTCTGCATTACAATTTCTTGGTGGTGGAGGAGCTAAAGACTTTTCCATGTATAAAGAAACCACAGGTTTGATCCGGGGTCTAGAAACCTGTTTGAACTATGTGGATGACCTCTCTCGCAAAATGGAGTACGACGATGAGTGAAGCTGTTGACACGGCTGAAGAGTTAGAAGCGCAACTACCTGTGCCCGTGGGCTACAGAGTGCTGGTGGCGCTACCGCAGATAGAAGAAACTTTTGATGGCACTGATCTGTTAAAGACTGATACCACAAAAAATCAAGAATACGTCATGTCTATCATCGGCCTCGTAGTTGATATGGGCGATCAATCTTATGCAGACAAGGAGCGGTTTCCTACTGGCCCTTGGTGTAAACAAGGTGATTATGTGATGTTTCGTGCTAATTCAGGCACAAGATTTAAGGTTGGTGACGTAGAGTATCGTCTGATGAATGACGACTCTATTGAAGCTGTTGTAGCAGATCCCCGTGGTGTATCACGAGCATAAGGAAGAGTAATGCCATTTCAAAAAGTTGAATACAGTTTCCCTGATGAAGAGAAAGAAACTTCTATAGAAATAGAAGATTCTGGGGAGGTGGAGATTGATCTATCTGGCAAAAAGACTGCGGAGGAGTATGCAGATACTCCTGTTGAACCTGAAATCGAGGTTGAAGAACCGAAAGCAGAGCTGGAAATCGAAATTGTTGACGATACGCCAGAGTTAAATGTTGTGACACCAGATCCTG